TTTGGTGTTGAGATGATGATGACTTTTGTGCTTTTACCAGAAGAAATAGTAGGATAAACAGAACTAAAGAATTGCTCTGCAATATGGTTTGGAATGAAAGCGAACTCGTCGAGGAAGATGATATTAAACGACATGCCTCGGACAGCAGACGCAGATGTAGAAGCTGCCAATATCTTACTGCCATTTTCTAACTCCATGTTACCTTTGTTGTACACCACGATACCTTGCTGCAACCAGATCGGCAAGTTTTCGTAAGCAAGTTGTAACCTTCCTAAAAGTTCCCTAGCAGTGGATGCTTTGTTAGCAAGGATACCAATTGTAACGTTATCATTAAAAATAGCATAATGTAACAGGTAAGAAACCACCGTAGTGGACTTACCTGTTTGGCGTGGTAGTTTTGCAATATTGAATCGGTTCTTATGGAACCTCCTAATCATATCTTCTTGGAAATCCCACATTTCAAATGGAACAAGACCATGATCAAGTGAAACAATTTTGATGTAATGTTTAGCAAAATATACAGGGTCTTGTTTACATTTTAAATATTCTTGGATTTGTTCTTGAGTGAAGTTAATTGCAACGTTCGCTCTTTTTAAATTGGGATTACCAAGATAGATTTCATTAGGACTCAAACTCATTTTTTCTTACCGCCATTCTTTGCTTTCTTTGCTGTCGCATTCCCCTGATTCTGCTTCTTGTTGTTTGCAGATCCCTTGTTCTTTGCTTTCGACATCATCCATCTCCTTGAATGCCATAATCAATATATAGGCAACACAATACGCTGTGAACGCTAGTCCACATGAGAGAAGTATGATTACACTCCAAACAACTTCTACTCCCATTTTGGAGGTTTCGCAGGACAACTCATGAAGGGCAACTTCGTTTTAAGTGGCATAAAACAACCACAAAGTTTGCACTGTTTGGTTTGCTCTTTAAAATGTTCGCAAGTTTTACAAATCTCGTAACGTTCGTCAGATGTCATAATTTATAATCAGGTATAATTATTTATCCCCAAAAGGATCGTCTTCTATTAATTGTGATAATCTTTTTTCCCAGGTAATCCCACTAGTAGATCCTTTGCATGGATTGATACATGTATCATCACCAAGTTTATTACATACTAATCCAGCAAGATCGTGAGGGTCTCCCTCTTTCTGAGTTCCAGACCAATAGTGCTGTCCACCGATCCATGTTGCCCCACACTTGGGGCAAATTTTAGTATCCATGAGAATACTCCGCAAAGGAATATTCTATTTAGGAACACTGTATCATGCTGTAACAATAGTTACTTAAGTTATGTAAATTATGGAGTTGGATTATCTACAATTATCATATCAAAGTGAGCATAGGTATCAACACCAGAAGAACCTGCCTTTGCTCTCAATTCAATATCAGTTTTCTCTGGGAAGTATAGCGGTGATGTAAATGTATGACTATAATGAACACCAGCAACTTGGAACAGATGCTGTGTTCTGAATACCTTGCCAAACAATCTGGACTTCAGAACAATAGTAATCTCTTCATTCTTTAGAGTGGTAGCATCTAAGTTGAACAGATAAGCACTCTTACCAGCAGGAACAGTGTAAAGAGACATCAAAGTTTGTTGTGCCTCAATACCAATCTGTAGAACTACAGTAGCACCCTTTGATAATGTGAAGGCAGCACCTAATGCTTGTGATCCAGAACAGAACGCTCTGAATACACGCTTCCATAATGTCTGTGTGGTTTGTGCTGTGCCATCAAGTGTGAGAACTTCTGTCGTTAGTTCCCAGTTTTCGTTGAGACCTTGAATGGTAACTTCTGCTCCGTTGTTTAGAACATCAGCATTTGTGGTAAGTGTGGTGGCAGCGGTATCCATGGTCGCCCAAGGATATAAGTTATTGCCATCCCAAATAGTTTCGTAAGATCCATTTGCTAGATCTGTGTTAGCACCAAACTTATGGACGTATTGGTATCCATCAATCTGTCCGCCAGAGATGGGGATATTAGAAGCAGCACCAAACGAGTTGATGGGGTTGCCGTCTTCATCTCCAATCATCACTACTTCAAATAGTGATGTTCCGTTAGGTAAGTATGATTGAGTGCTTTTATTCCACTGTGCCATTTTTTATCAAGCGAGGTATGCTACGGGTGTTGCCCAAACTTCAGCAGTGGCACCTGTGGTTGCTTGCAGAGTTTCATCATACTCTTTTCTGATGAGTACTCTTTCTCCCGCAGCAATCCACAGATTATTGCCGTTGCTGTTAACAATAAGAACAGGAACAGTATTAGTATTAATTACAGATACAATAGTTGCATCTCCAACTAAATTTGCACCTGCTTGGATATCTACCGATAACCCTTTTGTCTTGAGAATCATCTTACTAAGTTTTATTATTATTTATTATCTAGGAGACCTTGCTTGATCAGTTTAGACAATTCTGCAGTTGATCCAACAAACAAGGCATTGTTGTTGGTAACCTTCTGCTTGGACTTAGGACCTTCTTCAAGATCCTGCATCTTCTGCTGCAAGGCAATCAGTTTCTCAGTGGCGTCAGAAACACTCTTAACGAGTTGTCCAGCGACTTCAAACGCTCTTGGGTGGTCTGTGTTATTTGCCACGTCTAAGATGCCTGAGAGCGCCTCCTGCCCCTTCTCTATGACATCATAGAGTTGACTCCTGGAATATTCGTAATCTTTTTTGATGTCTGCTTCAACATCAACAATACGTTCTTTCTTCTTTGGTTTTTCTTCTTTAGTAGAGACAATCTCTGTCTCTACATTTAAACTATCTGCAATACCATCGTATTCATTCATAGGTCTTCAAAGAATGAGGAAGTTTCATTAAATCCAAAGTCATCTCCAGGAAGCAGAAGTGAATCGTCAATGGTGTCTACTACACCATCATTATTCTTATCTTCTAGTGCCTTAGGTGTTACTTCATATTGTCTGTAACGACCTGGAGTATTAAGATCAGTTGTGGTATACTGCTTTGCAATTGCTTTCTTAATCAAACCCGTATCTGTGGTAGGACCATAGATATAAGTTTTCATAGTGAATGTAAGAGTATAGATTAGAGATCTTCTAGTGTCAAAATCTCCTTCATAGTTATCATCAAATACGATATCTTTTAATACAATAGGAACATCTCTAACAATATTTGCTTCCTTTACTAACTCAACTGAGAGATTAAAAGATGGTTGAAAATATGGAAGAATTTGTTCTGTAATTTGCAGAGCATCATCTTGCGTCTTTGCAAGAACGTTTAATTCAAAATCAATATTATATGGAACTGGAACATATGTTTTCTTAGTTCCTTCTTCGTCAGAAGTTAAACAAAACTGAACTGGACTTTGCTTTCTTCCTGGATCATAACTAACACCTGTCATTTGGAATGAAATCCTAGGAAGTGTGATAGCATTGGGTCTACCAAGATCTGGTTGCTCAGTTAAACGAGCGAGAAATTTCTGACGTGGACCATATGCCAAAGGAACTTTCATTCTTTGGTATACTGTTCCGTCTTCGTTAAATTTACGAATTTCTATATTATTAAACAGAGTACCAAATCCAACGACACTCTTTCTAATAATCTGATTATAGTGATAAGTTCCTAACATAACTAGTTCCTATTTCCAAATTCTCCAAATGGGTTACGCTCTGTAAAATCTAAAATTTCATCTCCAAGGGTTTCAAACTCAAAGTTTTGAGAATAAGGATCCTTGATATGAATATCATCAAAGCTAGAAATATTTATAGAGAATCCAGATTCCTCTCCTGTGAGAGTTTCTCCAACAACAAATTCTCCATTAGGTGCTCTAAGTTCAACATAAAATTCAGATGGATTCCAATCATTAATCATTGCTTGAGAACCACTATTTGATCCTATGACCATTTCACCTAAACGTGGTTCGCCAGATAGAGTTGCTTCATCATAAAAATATTTAATAATATATCCTTCATCTTCTTGAGTTTCAAAAATATTACCACCAGCAGTTTCATTTTGATATTCATAAAGTTCACATTTGATCTGATATGTATACAATGTTCCAAACTGATAGAATGGAACTTCATGCTCTACAAATTTAATTTCAAATAAATTATCAGATAATGGGAAGTAAATTAAATCTCCTTCTTGTGGTCTATATCCAACTTCAATACCTTCAACACCAACCATTTGAACAGCGATGAAATCTTGAAACATTTGACGAGATAATGTCAAAGTAACTTCATCTGTTGATCGGATTCCAAATTTAGTTAAGATATCCCCATTACCTTGAAATCCCTCATAGTTTTCAAAGTATGCATAAGTTAAAAATGAATCATCAAATTCAGATATAATCTCTTCGTTTAAGATTGTATCTTTACGAATTAATTTTCTTGGAATGTATAAAATATCTAACCCAAACATTTTGATGAATTCCTCTACCAGCGAATGCTGTAAGAGTTGTTCATTTCTTGTACCGTGAGTAAAATAAGTATTCTTTGCCATCTTATCCGATCATATCTAGAGGTGGAAGTTCATACTTAGATGTCATCTCCTCTTCAATTTTTGCAAGTTCTCCAACTGCATCATCATATAATTGTCTGCCATTCATAGTGATTCCACCAGGAAGTTGTGCTCCTTGGAATTTGATGAGATTCTGTCCCCACTGCCTTTTGATTAGTGCAGTAGTATACAACTTTAAAAAGGGATCGTTGTAAACTTGCGAGTAAGATGATGGATCCAACAGACGATAGCAATCAATAATTACAAACTCTCCTTCATCAATTTGCTTAACATCAATATCCATATACAGACGATCTTGACGACGATTAAATCTGTAAGGAATAAATGATCCATTATTTAAAACCATATCTAGTGTCTCAAGATATGATTTAGTCATATAATAACTAAGAATATCAACTGAACCAAATTGATAAAGATCATTAAGGAACAGTTGATATTCTAATCCAAATAAGTTACTTCTAATATTGCTTCCTTTCACTCCAAATACTTTATTGACACCCAACACTTGTGGTGGAATATCGATATAGTTATCTCTTTCAATCCAATCAGTAGTATTGATTGTTGTTGTAGTGTTACTTGAAGTAAATCGAGTAACATCATCAGCAGTAAACTGATGCTTCAAGAACATCCTTTCTACACCATCAAAGTGGCGCTCTTGGAATAACTGAATTGCATCATCGATTAAATCATCAATCTGGTCATCATCTACGTTGATTTCCAGAACTGGTTTACCTAATCGGCGTAAGCAATATTGCTTTAATTCTTCTCTAGTTGTGGGTTGCGCCATTTATACGCATTAAAAAAGTCCTCTACTATATTTAGCAGAGGACTAATTTATCAACCGTTAACGTGTCCTTGAATCAATTCTTCTTGACCAGAATTGAGTTCTTGTCCACCGTCTCCGTCTTGTTTCGCCATACGAAGTCCTTCAATGGCACCTTGCAATCTAAAGAACTCTTCTTTCTTTTGAGCGATTGCTCCGTCCATATCACGGATTTCGTCTACGAGATCTTTCAGGTTCTTTTCAAAACGCTTAATCATTTCGTCAATTGTCATTGGATCCTCCTATAAAATTGTATATTGGTCATGACACTTCTATTTATACATCAATCATCTGGGTCATCAATGTCCTCTGGTGGTTGTGCTTGACCATCAAACATGTTGGACTTGTTCTCGGGTTCTTCAGCAAGGAACGCTTCATATGTTGGATAATCATCTCCAGGGCGGCGATGTCTATCTGGTTCAAGGATAGTTCTACCTTCATCATCAGTCCAGTTTGCTTCTCTAATCTTAGCATCCTGACGTTCGGCAACAACCATCCAATCGATGGTGTCAGTACATGCAGGATCTTGTGCTTCGATAGTAACAATACCTGCTGCAGTGACTGTAGCACGAACTGGTGTCCATCCTTGGTTATTGACAACAAATACTTGAGGATCTCTACAAAGAAGTTCCCATGTACCTGGAGTCATTCCAACTGCAACGTCAATATTGACAGTAGCAGTTCCATTAACAAGTGCAACCTTATCTCTATAAATCAGATCAGGACGTGGACCCTCAACGAATGAGTGAACCAGATCTTTGGTTTCTGTAAGTTCAGGAAGTGGGTGTGGGATGCGGAACGTACCAGATCCCTTAGTCAGTGTACCTGCGTGGTATGCATCACCATTTGATCTGAAGTAGTGATAAAGGTTACCTGACCACTCACCGCAACTGTATCCAGAACAAGAGTAACCATAGATAGCAAATTCTTCATTGCTATCATCATTAAGGTGAAGTTCTAATCTAGAGACGTTACCAGATGGAGTTACAAATCTGAAACCGTATGGGTCAGAGTTTGTACCATAACCTGTCTGACGGAATCTAATAGTGTTAGTGGTGATTGTTGGAACACGCATCTCACCCGTGACATCCAAGTTAATACCAGACGCTGGGTTTGTGCCGATACCAACACGACCAGAGAAGTAGTTCTGATCTTCATTTCTTACATACAGACCATAACGATACGACAAGTTAGTTGGATTATTTCCTGCACTATCTGTGGTGCCAACTGAGAATGTTAGTCCTCTAATATCGAAGTTGATGTACATGCCACGCATGTTGTAGCAGTTACCACCATCCATTCTGGTGTAAATATACGCACCGTAGGAAGCATTAACTGTAGTTCCTCTTACTCTCTCTTCAGCGTCAACACCAACTCTATTATAAGTGTAAATACCGCACTTCCAGTTAGTTCTAGAACTATATCTAGTATCTTGATAGTTATACCAACCGATCATCTGCCCAACATAACCAGCACCCTGAGAACCAGAGTTCAATCCATTATATTGATCACTATTCATAACAAACATGTTATCAACACGACCATTAGAATAGTTTCTATTATAATTTTTGAAACCATACATATTCACCCATCTACCACCGTAGATGTTATATGAAAGTGATCTAATACCCTCAGAATATCCAATATATGCATTCGCATAGTTTCTCTTATCAAGATAACCATGACGTGAATATGCATATGTCAGGTTTGGATACCAACTATCAAGGAACATGTCTTGTTGGTTACCATTAGCACCATACATGATAGCGCCATAGTTCTGCCAACTCATAGAGAAGTCAGAATATACACCAATTTGACCAGTGTTGGTAATATTGTATGTAGAACTTCTTGTGGTGTCTACATAGAGTGCTTTACCACGCTCACCTGTACCTGCACCATTAGCGGGAACGGTTGTCGAATAAGGCAGTGCAGTTCCTTGTGGTGGGAGATAGTAACAAGTAAATCTATCGTTCCAACCAACATCAAGAGCAACGTTTGCACCAGTGCCAGTGTTAAAAAGTCCAAGGCGATTCCAACGTCCTTTTACTCTTGCATTTGCTGGGCAATTGAATGTAAAGGTAGTATTTACAGTTCCACCTGCTTGCTCTGCAAAGTTATAAGTTCCTGCAGCAGTTGGAGTTTGAGTTGTAGCAAGTTCATCCCAACCTGGGTTTCTTACTCTTAAAAGGAATCTTTCTGGATATGGATTTGTATCTGAAGAATCTGGTCTATAGCAGTTAATGTTTCTATTAAATGTACCAGAGTTTGCCCAATCAGTATCACCTTCTCCACCATTGGTTCCACCTGCTGCTGTACCAAGACCAGTGTTTACCAGAGTTAGTCCTTGGTTATACATGAACTTATGACCTTCTGCTGCTCCAGTCATGGAGTTTGCAGTGGTTGGTTCAACATAAACCCAGCAGTTTTGATCTACGTTATTAAAAGTAAATACTCCAGTTCCAACACCATTTTCATCAAGAACTTCCGTTGCAGTTCTATTGTAGTTTAAAATCTCAATCTTAAGAATTCTATATCCGTCATCATCATAGTTTGCTCCAATAGGACCATACTGCTTTAATACATCTGCAGCAACAATCTTAGAGTCACCAGTGTTTACACCTTCACCTGTTGTAACAGAAGCAATGTTTGTATAGTAAATTGGTCTACCACCCTGAGTAGAACCTGAGGTTGCCTCAAAGTATCTACTCCAGTTTCTGTAGTATCCAACTGTTCTATGTAAATATTGAGTACGCCATGAATGCATTTGACGGTTATTGTAATAACCTAACCAATATGTCAAGGACCAACCCGAATTTCGGTAGTCCATTTGCCAATACCCACGAAGCATATCTGAAGTCGATGGACCCCAGTACATAATGCCAACATTGCTACGTAATCTTGTAGCACCATTTACATCGAGTTTTGCATAACCATCAAAACTACCAGTAAGATTAATAGCAGCTCTGTAACTATCAAGATAGAAGATATCTCTTAATTGTTCTGTAGAACTATCATAGTTTCTGCCGTATGCTCTAAATCTCCACTGCTCTGGTCCAATCTTATCAGATCTTGAACGCATCCAAAGTGCTTCGTTAGTACCACCAGATTGATTGGAAGGTACTCTCCATCTAAAATACCAATAGTTAGCATCAGTTTGAGTTGTAAATCTCCAGCGATACTCGCCATTGCTGGATCTTAATTCTGGACCTAGTTCTGGTTGGTTTGCATTTGACCCATTATCAAGAGTTACAATATCTAAAGGTGAGTTTGGTGCTGTTGTTTTAATGCCGACACGCTTGTCAGCACGAACTGACATAACAACCGCATCAGATCCTAGATTAGTTGTATTGTTTCCCGAATCGCCAGCATATACGTCTAATCTTTGACCAACACCTGAAACGTTTGAAGATGAAAATCCAGTAGAATATCTTGGGTTTGTATTATCAGGAAAGGTTAATACTGGGGATGCTGGATTTGCACTATCTGCATGAATATGTAATCTAGAGATTGCGCTAGATCCACCAACCGCAGTTTTACCACCATATGGTCCTAACTTTGCAATGCCATCTAATCCAGCAGACATAACTGGAATACCAGAAATGTCATTGGCAGCAAAGGAATCACCACTAGTAGTGTTAGTATCTAATGTAAACAGCTGACCTAATGCAGCATTAAAAGATATAGCATTGTCATCCAAAACTTTCAGAGTAATTGGATTATTATCAAATCCTTTAAACTCAATTTTTGGTTCTTCCGTGTCTCCCACATTGGGAGTTATTAAAATATCCTTGTCAGTATTTGCCATTAGATTTGGAGACCTTTTCCTAAAAAGTATTTATAATGCGCTGAAACGAGGAGCAAGGGCATTATAGTTTGCCTTTACTTCGTTTTGAGATAATGCCTTAGTGTAGTAATAGTAATTTGCAACATCACCATTTAAATAATGCTGGAAGTGTCCATTTCTTCTCATAAGACGAATTACTGCACCCCCATCAACTCTGGGAATAAAATCTGTATCTTCTGCTGTCAATTGTCCATTGATATAAAATTTTAGATTTCCACTATTAGCACCATAGGTGCCCGAAGTTTGAGTAAATACAAAACAATAGTTTGTCCAGATGCTATAATATGCAGTAATATTAGGAGTCATTTGGGACCAACCATTTGTACCATTAGCACGAAAATAATCAGAAATTGGTTCTAAATGAATACCTCTTTCGTCACCACTTCCCTGTTTGTGAAACCAACCAACACCATTACCAGATTGAGTTCCAATAACTTTCAACCATCCATTTACAGTCCAACCATTGTTCCCTGGTGCTAATTCTGAAGAGTGATTGATAGTCCAGTGAGCACCATTAGTTGCTGTTGCATTAGGATCAGTACCGCCATATGTATTTTGTGGTCTATGTTCAAAATATCCTGCAGAATTCCAAGTTGAATATGAACCAGCATCAGTCCTAGTTGCATGATTATCATTTCCAGACAGATCATACCAAATATCACCAGTACCAGGATAACTCCTAGGATTGGTTGCATCTAAACATAATACTAAATTGTCTAAGACCATCTTGGTCCCGTGATATGCAGTCATAGTTCTAGTTTACCTTTTATATTTAGATGAAGCGAGCAGAGTACGCATCATATAATTGCTTACACTCCCTAGCATTTAATGCTTTGTCATGCCAAAAGAAAGAATTAAGTTTGCCATCAAAACGAAGACAGCATGGGTTTCTACCAATGTTTGGAGGACTTCCTTGCATAGTGGTTTGTGCTCCAAATGCACCAACATCTCCTAATAATTCACCATCATGATAAAGATATAATGTTGGACCATTACCATATTCGTTACCGCGATCAAACACTCCAGTTGCCAAGTGCCAGTTTCCATCACCAGTTCCAGCACTAGTAAATGCAATTCCTTCCCGATAAGCGAGACCCATCAACCAATAGTAACCTCCACTGGAAGGTCCAAATCTAAATCCATCTGCACTACCAGCATTAGCAACTAAACTAATTTGCCCACCAGAACCATCATGAGTAAACCAAAAAGAAATTGAAAAACTTCCAGTTCTGGTAAGACCCATTGAGTCCATATTTGTTGGTGAATTAAATCCCAAAGGAGCATTATATGATCTTGGTGTAGCATCTCCATTGTCGTTACCACCAAAGTCCCAATAATTGTGGTTTGGTTGTGTAATTCTTGGGACAGTTCCTACAATATCATAATGATTTTCATTACCACTTAAATCATAAATTTTAGATCCAGATCCAGGAAAACTGTTATCATTATTTGCATCCAATAAAATTTTCAAATCATCTAAAGGGACTCTCGTCCCATATACAGTACTCATTCCTGAACCTCCTTAATTTCCATTTCTACTTCCATCTTAGGAACATCCTTACGCTCTGCTTGTACAAAGTAGAACGCCGCCCCGCCACCAGTCGTGACTTTATTGTCAGCGACATCAATTACCCAGCGATTGCCAGAGTCACCAATTGCAGTCAGTTGAACTGTAATGGTGTCTTCATCAACAAGTTGTAACCAGTAATCTGGTAATGTAATTACACCATCTGTGACACGTCCTCTGACGT